GTGTCAAGAATCCAATCGGATAGCCAGGACCAAGGAGCAAGGTTCCACAGAGTCGCGGGGCTCATATCGAGCCCATACGACCAGCGAGCCTTAGCGAGCCAGCTCCTAAATGGGGCTGACCGCTCGGATCGAGACGGCAACGCATATCGGAACGCACCCGAGAACCAGATTTCGTCAAGGGTGGTTTCCGTGCGCACCAATCGACCCGGAGCCTTGTACAGGTTGGTGTCCACGGAGGGATAACCGTAATTGGACCCGTAATCCGTGGAAACCGTAGTCGTGACAGCAGGAGGGTGGAACTTCCGTCTGATTCTCCTCCCAGAGTCCTTAAGGGCCTGGTCCCAACGATCGTCGAACTGCTTGACGGCGTCGAGCATGGAGAAGAAATCAGCCACCAGGGGCTTCCACCCGAACTCGAGGTTAAGATGCTCAGACGCGACGTTGCCCGCTAGGGCCCGTTTAGTCTGGGACTTCATCGCCAAGAGTCCGGGTATCGAAGGAAGCCCTTCTCGCAACTCCATTAGTGCGGTTGCGAGACCTGCTTGAGGCTTATTGGGGGCTACGCTTGCGATTACGTGAGCACCCCAATCGTAGAGCTTGGCGTCTGACGACGGGCCGATAAGGTCCGCGCGTTCTACAGCGCCAAAAGTGGTCGGGAGTATGGTTCCCCTCACATAACGAACATATGGGGAGAACCACGGCACCTGAACATTGACGGTCGGGACGGAGACGTCCCAATACGACGACTGGCTGATGAATTCATCGCCGGTGTCACCGAGCTCGCTGTTAAGCCGAATCAGCTCCCTTACATGGGGCGTCATCGGCTCACCGGAGTTCATCCGTCGCTCTAACCGACGCCAGATAAGGCTCGAAAGCCTGTACTGGTCCTCGGTCCTCTGGTTGGAGAGAAAATCAGTCTGGTAGGGGCCATAGTCCGAAAGGCCCGTGATCCCCCACTTGGACCAGGTGCGGAAATTCAGCGCCTGTCTCTCTCTAACCCTTGTCACCTGAGTGTCCTTCGTTCGGAACGTAACACACCAAAGTGCCACGTAGTCGGGGGCGCCCCTTAAGGG